ACAAGAACGTCTCGGCCACCCCGGCCAACGGTTCGACCGTCACCATCCTGAACGTGGACGCTGCCGACATCAACGTGTTCTGGCAGAAAGACGCTCTGGAAATCCTGCCGGGCCGTTACGCAATCCCCGCGAACGCTGGCGTTGACGTGATGCGTGGCACCACCGATCAGGGTATCGAACTGGTGATGCAGAAGTTCTACGACATCAACACCGCCATCACGAAGTATCGTATGGATACCTTCTTCGGCGTTGTGAACAAGCAGCCTGAAATGTCGGGCATCTTGCTGTTCAATCAGGTTCCCTGATCTGATAGCATCGGGGGCGGGGAAACTCGCCCCCCTTCACCTTTGACAATGGGATAGCACCATGCCGCTGACAAAAGGTTACAGCCGCAAGTCCATCGGCGAGAATATCAAGATGGAAGAGAAATCGGGCAAGCCGCGCAAGCAGGCCATCGCCATTGCGCTGAACACCGCGCGCACCGCCGCCATGAAAGCAGGCAAGCCGTCGAAGGCACCGAAAGGCAAGAAGAAATGACCACCATGCTCTACAAGTCGCCCGGCCAGTTCAAGCGCAGCGCAAGCGAGACGTTTGATCTGTGCATCGTGGACGACGACGAGATTGAGGCCACCATCAAGGCTGGCTGGCATTACACCGTGCGCGAGGCTATCGCAGCCGCCAGCGGTGCTTTGCAAGATCCTGAACCCGAGGCCAAGGCCAAGCCAAAGCGTGGCCACACGCGCAAATCTGAGGCTCTGTGATGGCATACACCAAGCGCGACATCGTGAACCGGGCATTCGAAGAGATCGGCCTTGCGGCCTATGTCTACGATCTGGCCCCGCAGCAGCTTGAGGGCGCATTGCAGCGCCTTGATGCGATGATGGCAACGTGGAACGGCAAGGGCATTCGCCTGCGCTATCCTCTGCCATCGTCCACGGCGGCCAGCGATCTCAACCAAGACATCGGCGTTCCCGATGACGCGCTTGAAGCCATGCACCTCAATCTGGCGGTTCGCATCGCGCCGGGCTATGGTAAGACCGTATCGCCCGACACGAAGGCCAACGCGCAGCTTGCCTATAAGGCGCTGCTGTCTCGCTCAACCTTCCCGGTTGAAATGCAGCTTGGCGATATGACGATCCCGAGCGGCCAGGGCAACAAGGGCTGGCGCTATTACAACGACGCGTTCCTGCGTCAACCGATTGACCCGCTGACGGTTGGCCCGGACAGCGCATTGACATGGGAATGACGCGATGACCAACATCAACCAGCTTTCTTCGCTCGACACGATCCAGCTTGGCGATCTCCTCGCCGTCTGGTCCACGAATAACGGCGACACGCGCAAGGCATCGATGAGCCTGCTGCTGTCGTTCATGCAGGCCAACCTGACGCTGCCGGGATCGCTGACGACGCAATACGCGGCACCGAGCGCCACTGGGTTTTCGGTCACTGTCGCTCTGGGCGACACCTGGCTGCTTCTGACGCCCACGGCAACCTTCGCGGCTGGCACCATCGTTCTGCCATCGGCCCCTGTGGACAAGGACGAGGTGAGCGTCAACTGCACCCAGATCGTCACTGCGCTGACCGTCTCGGGTGCCGGCAGGACTGTCACCGGCGCGCCGACAACCTTGGCCGCTGCCAACGCCTTCTTCACCATGCGCTTCGATGCGGCAACCAACGCCTGGTATAGAGTTGGATAGTTCTGAAAATTGTGGTATAGCGGTTCTGAAAGGAGTTACGCCATGCCACAAAAAAGAGAGATTGAGATTTCTGGGGATGTCGCAATGGTTCCGCTGACGCGAGGCTTTGTCTCAGTGATAGATGCGTGTGACTTAGAAAAAGTCAGCGGTTACAATTGGTTTTCCATTGTCCAAGACCATTGCGTTTATGCGATGAGACGGGTTTCCGGCGTTAAGGGGCGTGGGAGCAAAATATCAATGCACAGGCATCTGATGGATGCACCTGACGAAGTTCAGGTTGATCACATAGATCTTGATGGATTGAACAACAGAAGATCGAACCTGAGATTGGCAAACCCGTCTCAAAACTCAGCCAATCGTAGGAGGAACAGCAAGAATACGTCTGGATATAAGGGCGTTTGCTGGAACAAGGCTGCACAAAAGTGGCAGGCATCATATGTCAAAAAATATCTCGGGCTTTTTAATACTCCTGAAGAGGCGTATGATGCCTATTGTCTGGCTGCGAGGCAGCGCCACGGTGACTTTGCGAGGCTGACGTAAATGCAAATACCTCTGCTGAGCGGGATTTTTACGGATAGCACGCCCGACTTTCGGACGGGCTATCCTGTCAACCTTGTGCCTGTGCCGAAATCCACGGGCATCTCGGAGGGCTATCTTCGCCCGGCAGAGGGCATCGTAAAGACCGGCGACGGGCCAGGATCAAACCGTGGCGGCCTGAACTGGAACGGCGTGCTGTACCGCGTCATGGGAACCAAGCTGGTGACTGTCGCGCAGAACGGCACCGTCACGGTGATCGGGGACGTGGGCAGCGGTGGCCGCGTGACGTTCACCTACAGCTTTGACTATCTGGCGGTCACGTCGGGCGGTCGGCTTTACCTCTACGACGGCACCACGCTGACGCAGGTGACTGACCCGGATCTTGGCGCGGCTCTGACGGTGGTCTGGGTTGATGGTTACTTCATGACCACTGACGGCGAGTTTCTCGTCATCACGGAACTGAACAACCCCTTTGCCGTCGATCCGTTGAAATATGGATCATCTGAAGCTGACCCTGACCCGGTGAAGGCACTGCTGAAGCTGCGCAACGAGATCTACGCGCTGAACCGCCACACCATCGAGGTGTTTGACAACACCGGCACGGCGGGCTTTCCGTTCCAGCGCATCCCCGGCGCCCAGATGCAAAAGGGAACGCTTGGCACGCACACCTGCTGCGTCTTTGGCGAGAACATCGCCTTCATGGGCAGCGGCACCAACGAGAACATCTCGATCTACATCGGGGCCAACGGCACGGTGTCTAAGATCGCCACGCGCGAGATCGAGGAGATCCTGGCCGGATACACTGAGGCACAGCTTTCCACCTCGTTCATGCAGGAGCGCACCGAGGGCGCGCATCAGTTCCTCGACATCCACCTGCCGGATCAGACCATCGTGTTCGACGCCGCCGGATCTCAGGCCGTTGGTCAGCCTGTCTGGTTCTTCCTGCGCACGTCTCTGGTTGGCCTCGGTCGGTGGGCTGTCTGCGATGCTGTCTGGGCCTATGATCGCTGGAACGTCTGCAAGCCTGCTGACACCGACGTTGGCTATCTGGACAAGAGCATCGCCACGCATTGGGGCGAGACCATTGGCTGGGAGTTCGGCACGGCCATCGTCTACAACGAAGGGCGCGGGGCGATCTTCCATGAGATGGAACTGGTCAGCCTGACGGGCCGCGTGCAGCCCGGCGCCGATCCAACTGTCTGGACATCATACTCGCTTGATGGGCTGACCTACAGCGTCGAGAAGCCGGCGCGTGTGGGCAAGCTGGGCGAATATAACAAGCGGGTGGTCTGGCTTCAGCAGGGCAACATGCGCAATTGGCGTTTGCAGAAGTTCCGTGGCACCAGCGAGGCGCAGCTTGCGATGGCACGGCTGGAGGCGCGGGTAGAACCGCTGGCGTTCTGATGGCTGATCCGACCCCACTGAACCGCAACCAGATCGCCGCCTTTGTCGGCAATGACCCTGACGCCATCCGCGCCATCGAGCGGCTGTTTAAGGTCGCTGGGCAGTTGACGCCTGACGAGATTGCGGCACTGACGCAGTTGATCCTCGACAACAGCTATGCCACGGGATCGGCTGACAATAAGGCCGAGGTGGCTTTGGCTAGCGCGACGGCGGCTGAACGGCTGGCCGATTTGATCGGCAAGGGGCCAACGTCTGACGCGCACAATTCGCTGCGCACGGATTATCTGGATCTGAACCTTGCCGCGCCGCATGTCAGCCGGATCGGTCGCTTGGCGTGGAACGATGCCGATCAGACTGCGGATCTCGGCATGGAATACGGCGTGGTCCAGCAGATCGGCCTGGAGTATTACGCCCGCGTCGAGAACATGACGGGCGTCATGATCCCTAACGGCACCGTGGTCGGCTTTGCCGGCGTTGGCGCGAACAATGTGCTTTCGGTCACGCCGTATCTGGCAGACGGAACCCTGTCATCGCTCTACATCCTCGGCGTGCTGACGCATGATCTGCCCGACAGCGGCGAGGTCGGCTATTGCACGGTCTGGGGCCATGTGCGCGGCATGGACACCAGCGCGTTCTCGGTCGGCGACATTCTCTATGCCAGCCCGACAGTGGCGGGCGGCCTTACGGCAACCAAGCCGACCGCGCCCGACAACGTAATACCTGTCGCGGCTGTTCTGGCATCGGATGCGGTCAACGGCGAAATATTCGTGCGTCCGACCATTGAGCAGCAGCAATATTATGGCGAGTTTTCGAAGACAGGCACGGTGTCGCCAGCCTCGGCCAACGTCGCTTATGCGGTAACATGGGACAACGCGGACATCTCAAACGGCATCAGCATCGTCTCTGGCACCCAGCTTACCGTCGTTGACTCTGGCCTGTATCAGTTCGATCTGACCTTGCAGCTTTCGAGCGGAAGCAGCAGTGCCAAGACGGTGCGATTTTGGTATAAGAAGAACGGCACCAACGTCACAAACTCCATGCGCCTCATCACGCTGGACATCAACAACGGATACTCGCCCCTATCAATGGCCGAGTTTTTCAGCCTAGATGCCGGCGAGTATATCGAGTTGTGGTGGATGTCTGACAGCACAAACGTGTCGCTCTCTACCGTGGCAGCCGGTGGCACCGCGCCGAATAATTACCCAGCCGCGCCCGCCGGATTGATGGCGGTTACGCAGGTTCAGCAATAAGGAGGCCGACATGGCAGTGACACCAAAGGTTCTGATCCCGGCCAAGCAGGCTGAGGCTGTGCAGACCGCGCAATACACCGCCACTGCGGTCAAGGCGATCATCGACAAGTTCACCGTGACCAACACCAGCGCCAACAACGTCACGCTGTCGGTGAACATTGTGACCTCGGGCGGGTCTGCCGGGGCCAGCAACTTGATCCTGGACGCCCGCGCCATCGCGCCTGACGAGACCTACACCTGCCCTGAGTTGGTCGGTCAGGTGCTTGAGGCTGACGGCTTCATCTCGACGCTGGCGTCTGCTGCCACGTCGCTCACCATTCGTTGCTCAGGTCGGGAGATCGCATAATGGACTATGAAGAAATGGAATACGGCCTGCCGAAGATGAAGATCGCCAGCGCAGCCGACAACAAGAAGAACAAGCAGGTGGCGATTGATAGCTGGCAGTTCGGCCCGGCCAACCCGTCGCTTGATCCGAAGGCGAACAAGCCGTTCTGGGCCGGGCTGGCGAAGGCCTGGGACATGAACGAAAAGGAAGCCCGCCGTCGCATGTGCCTCAACTGCGAATACTTCTGCGTGGACCCGATGATGCAGGCCATGATGGAAAGCATCCCGGTGACGGACTATGACGCCTCGGGCGGTGGTCGCGGATACTGCAAGAAGTTCGAGTTTGTCTGTTCCGCCCTGCGCGCCTGTCAGGCGTGGGATGATTGAGGGCTTGGCAAAATGAAGGATTTGCGCGATACTGCCGACGCTGAGACCAACGGCATCCAGCAGCCACACCGCACCGAGGGCTGCGAGTTGGATAAAGCACTAATCGAACATTTCTCTGAGACGCTTGCGCTGCCCGCAGAGGCAACGCAGTTTCTCATGGACGTTTGGTCGTGCATCCAGCTTTTTGACGATGTGGCCGATGGCGACACGGTGGAGCGTGCGGATCTGGATAAGGTGATCTGGATCACGCTGGTCGGGCTGCACGCCAACCCGTTCTTTGAGGCCAAGAAGGCCGCGCTGCTGCCTGTGCTGTCTGTCGCCATTCTGAAGTGGCAGGCATCGGACAAGGCCGAGCGGATGGGGCAGGCTGACGCGAGATCCTACGTCTGGCGGGCTGGCTATTACGATCTGGTCCTGCTGACGGTTCAGCTTTGTCATGGTGTCGAGGTCGCCACCGCTTTTTCGCATGTGGTCATGCAGATGTATGGCGAGACGCTTGGCGAATATCTAAAGGAGTTCGGCAATGCCTAATCCAGTCATCGGGATGATCGGTTCAAGCGTCGCAAGCGGCGTAATGCAGTCTAGTGCGCAGAAGTCTGCCGCCGCAGCGCAGTCAGCATCCGCGCAGCAGGGAATTGAAGAACAGCGCCGGCAGTTCGATGCGGTGCAGAAACTTCTTGCGCCGTTTGTCACGGGCGGCACGACTGCTTTTGGACAGCAGATGAACCTGGCTGGGGCTGCGGGCCCCGATGCCCAGCGTGCTGCGCTGCAAGCGATTGAGCAGGGGCCAGAGTTTGCAGCGTTGACCCGTCAGGGTGAAAACGCGATCTTGCAGCAGGCATCAGCAACGGGCGGCTTGCGCGGTGGTAACATTCAAGAGGCCTTGGCGCAGTTCCGCCCGCAGGTTCTTTCTGGCCTGATTGAGCAGCAATATGGACGCCTTGGCGGTCTGGCCCAAATGGGACAAAACGCGGCAACAAACCAAGCGACTTTCGGTCAGGCCACCGGGCAGAATGTTTCGCAGCTTCTTGCCCAGCAAGGCGCGGCGCGTGCTGGCGGAACGCTGGCTGCTGCTAACACTTGGGGCAACCTGATGGGCGACGCTGGCATGCTTCTCGGGCGCAGCGCAGCGTTTACAGGATACACGCCTAAAGGCGCAACGGAACCGCTGACAGCCATGCAAGCTGCATTCTACACTGGAGGCGCGTTTCAATAATGGAACCGATTAACTACATCCTCGACATCCAAAGCCCGATCCAGCAGGCGATGAAGGGCTACGGCTTGGCTCGCCAGGACATTGAGCAAAACCAGATCATGGCCGAGCGCGAGCAGATGATGGGCATGCGTGGTGCCGCAGAAGCCCGTGCGGCATCTGAGTTTGAAATGCGGCGTGCTGATGCCGAGCGCCAGCGTGCGGAGGCAGAAACAGGGCAAGCCGAGTTGATGCGTTTGGTGGATCTTGGAGCCAACGCAACGTCGGATGACTACACGCGGGCATGGGTTGCAAACCCAGCCATTCGGCAGGATATCTCATCGCTTCAAACAATGCTTGAGGGTCCAAAGCTGGACACCATGCTGAAGACCTCGCAGGATTTGTATGCCGCCGCACGGCTGGGGAATGTTGACGCGGTGCGCAACCAATTGACCTTGCAGCTTGAGGCGGCCAAGAACTCTGGCGATGAGGGCATGACCGCGACATACGGAAGCGCGCTTGATCTGCTGAATACAAACCCAGAAGCGGCGATGCAAACCATCGGGACGATGAACGGCCTTACCATTCTTGGCATCAAAGGCCCGGAGTATTTCAAGGCGGTTAATGAGAACTTGGGCGTGGGGCAGGTTGAAACCGCCGACGTGCAAAAGGCCGACAACATTGGTGGCATTGCTGTTGTAACAACGATGACCGACGGCACGGTTCAAATTAAAGACGCCCGGACCAACGAGGTTGTCACAGGCCCCGCTGCTGACAAGCTACTGGCAGAGGCATCTGACATACAGGCGAGAATGGCTGGCGCGAAAGCTGGCGCGGCTGCAACGGCTGAGCTTGAAGCGAAGATTGACTTGGGCCGTGTCGCGGCTGCTGAAACTGAAATGGGTGCAAAGGCCGTTCAGCTTGGCATCGATGCGTTTTCGCGCATTGGCCTTGTCAACGCCAACATCGCAAACCTCGACCGGGCCATTCAGCTTGTTGAGGAAGAAGGCGCGAACACGGGCGTCATCGCAAGCAGGCTTCCAAGCTGGAGCGATGCGACCATCGAACTCAACAACATGCAGAACACGCTCGGCCTTGACGTGATCGGATCGGTCACTTTCGGCGCGTTGTCTGAGGGCGAACTGGCTTTGGCTCTGCAAACAGCCTTGCCAACAAATCTGACAGAAAAGGCACTGGCGGATTGGCTTCGCACGAAAAAGGCCGCCCAGAAAAAACTGGTTGGGTATTTGACCCAGCAGGCCGAGTTCTTCTCAACTGGCCGTGGCCCAGATCAGTGGCTTGCGTTTGTCAGAAGCGGCCAAAGGGACGTAAACAAGTGGATGCGTGAAAATCCGCTTGGTCGCGGTACTGCTGCGCCCACGACAGCCGCACCTACTGGTGGCCGCTTGAAATTTGATGAAAACGGAGACCCCATCCCATGATTGAGGTCGAACTCTTCGACGGCACGGTTCTGGAGTTTCCAGAAGGAACGTCGCAGGACGTTATCAACAAAGTGGCGAAGCGGGAAACGCAGGCGCGCAAAGGTACCACCGCGCCTGCTGTTACTGCACCTGCCACCACAACGCCAGCGCCCGCCACTGCCGCGGCTCCTTCTGGCGAAAAGGTCGTCATGGAAGTTGAAGGCGGTGGCCGCGTTGTGCAGCTTCCGTTTGATGGCACGGAGGCCGTCGATGTCGTAACGGGCCAACAGGTGCCGCGCTACAGCTTCGTCAGCCCCGGCTATTCGACAAACAACCAGCGGATCGTGCAGGGCATCATGCAGGGCATGACGGTCGCTGATGCGATTAAAGCGGTTCAAGGCGGCGCGCCTGCGGCCCCGTTGCGTGAGCAATTCAGCCGTGAAGAATTTGCCACCGCAGGGCGCGCGGCTGGTGGCCTTGTCGGCGGCGAGGGCGTGGCCCAGATCCCCGAAACCATGCCGCTTGTGCGTCCCGGCGGCGCAGAGGTTTCATTCCCTGCGCCCGTGCGCGCGGTCGGTGAATATCTTGGAGACGCTGCCATCGCTGCCGGCGGTGCTGGCTCTGGCGCTTGGAATTATGCAGGCGGCGCGATTGCCGACGTGATGGCTTCGACCGGGCTGATGTCGCCGGAGACGGCGCAACGCTTTGCACGCGATTGGGCGGCCTTGCCAGAAGCGTTTGCCGGATCTCCGGGTCAGCTTACCACTGCACCGCGCCTTGCGGCCCCTAGAGGCGTGCGTGGCGCCCCTGCTGCGGCCCCTGCTGCTGCGGCTGAAGCGCCTTTGATGCTGCCGCCCCCGCCGCGTGCGCTTCCCGCGCCATCTGCCGCGCCGTCTGCCGTGCGGCCTACTGTTGCGCCTCCTGCATCTATGCCTCCAGCAGCGCCGCCTGTGGCTCCTGTGGCTGCCGCTGCACCTTCGCCTGCACCTGGTGCTGCACCGGGCGCTGGACCTGCTGCTGCGCCTCCTGGCGGCCCGTCTGCTGCGCCTTCTGGCCCGACCATGACGCCGGACGAAATGGCAGCCGACGAGTTTAACAAGCTGACCCGCAAGGCCGCGCTTGGCGGTGCAGGATCGCAGGCTGCGCGCGAAAAGCTGGCGGCTATGGCGGTCGGCAATCCTGAAGCCCGTGCAGCCGCAGAGCGTCTTGGCGTGGAAATGCCGCCCGATGTTTGGACTGATCACCAGCAACTGCGCGCAGCCGTTGGCCTTGCTCGTTCTCAAAAAGGAAGCGAGGCAGAAGCCGACTGGATTGGATCGGTTGATCTCGCGGCAAGAAAAGCAGATGAAGCCCTTGAGGCAATCGATGGCAGCCCTGATCTGTCGCTTATTTCTAGCGACATTCTGCGCAGCCTTCAAAAAACGCGCAATGATCTGAAGAAGGAGGCTTCGGGCCTTTACAGCCAGGTTGATGCAAAAATCAAACCCAACACGCTTGTTGACCCTACGAACAGCGTGCAACTACTGAACCAGCGCATTGGTGAGTTGGGCGGTTCTGGCGCACTGCGTGGCAAAGAGAAAGAGTTGTTTGATGTCATAACTGACCCAGACACGCCGATGACTTATGCGCGCCTAGTGACACTCAAGCAGGACGTTGGCCGTGCGCTGGAGGGCCGTGGCGGTCCTTACACTGATGTCAATACGGCGATCTTGAAGCGCGTATATGGCGCCCTGGCAGAAGACCAGCTTGGCGTCGCCGCATCTGTTGGCGGCGATGAATTGCGTCAGACTTTGCGCCTGGCAAACCAAACCACTGCCAAGCAGAAGGCACTTGAAAAGCGCATCGTGAACTCTTTCGGGCAGGATCTTGAGGGCAGCGTTGCCAGCGCGATCAGAGCGGCGATTAGCACTGGCGCAAAAAAGGGCGACATCTCTGGGCTGAACCGTGTTCTAAAGGTCATCCCGAAAGACCTTCAGCGCGAAGCTATTGCCACTGGCATTGCGGCTCTGTCTCGATCCGAAAGATCGACCGGGAACGTGGGAACCCTTGGCGAAGACATCAGAACGCCATTTGGGTTTTCCCAATACGTCAAAATGTATCAAGGGCTGCGGCAAAATTCTGAGGTTTACAAGAAGGTTGCCGAAGCCTTGGGTGAGGATGGGCAAAAACTTTTGCGCGATCTTTATGACGTTTCGAGATACATAAACGACGCGACCACGAAAATTACTGGAACCGGGGCATCAAATCAGGCGCTTCTGGCCGAACTGAGGGCGCAAGGCGTCATTGGTGCGGCGATGAACAGCACGCTTGGCCGCCGTGCCACACAAGCCGCCGCTGGCGCTGCTGGCGCTGCGGTCGGCTCTCCGATGATCGGCGCGGCTGCTGGCGCGCTTGTTGGCGCGCTGACAGATGCCGGCAAGCGCGATAACGTGCGTGCGATGGGTGACATGTTCGCGTCAGATGCCTTCAAGGATCTTGTTGCCAAGGCCGCCACCGGCACCGTCACCGAGCAATCAAAGCGCCGCCTGCTGGCCGACCCTGCTTTCAGAAAGTGGGCATCTGCTGTTGGCGAACAAGATCCACGTCTCTGGATCGACGGCGCACTTCTGACGCTGACGGCAGACGAGGGCGAGAAGCCCAAGGCTGGCCCGCAATGACCCTATCCAAACCCCTGCATTTCGTGTTAAATGCCACGCGAAAGGATGCCAAATGCCGCTGACGCAACTCGCCCCGCCGTATCCGATTTTCACCGATAAGAACGGTGATCCGCTCGACGCGGGCTATCTGTATTTCGGCACGGCAAACCTGAACCCGGAAACCAACCCGATCCAGGTTTACTATGACGCGGCGCTGACGCAGCCTGCGGCCCAGCCGATCCGCACCATCAACGGCTATCCGTCGCGCAACGGCAGCCCTGCGCTGATCTATGCCAACGCGCAGTTCTCGGTGACGGTGCGGAACAAGAACAACGAGTTGGTGATCTACAGCCCGGTTGGTTATGGCATCATCCCTGGCACGGCGGCTACGAACACCGACCAGATGACTTACAATCAAGGCGGGACCGGGGCCGTTTCTCGCATATTGACTGCGCGCTTGCAGGATTACGTCTCGGTCAAAGACTTCGGCGCTGTCGGCGATGGCGTGACGGATGATACGGTGGCCATTCAGGCTGCTGCGGCGACAGGAAAAGCCATCGGCTTGGTTGGTGGTTCATATTTTATCACCTCAACGGTCACTATCACAAACAACCTGATCGGACCCGGAGAAATTACTGGTGACGCCTCTGGGGGCGCAACAATTCTTGTTGCTGTGGACGCGGACAATGTCCTCATTGCAGACTTGACGCTGACGGGCAACAGCGCAAACGCCGCCGCAGCCGCGAACATTGCGATCACCGCAGAAGATACGTCTTGGCTGACCATCCAAAACTGCACGATCAAAAATGGCCGCATTCGCCATCGCAACACCCAGCTTGCGTATCAGTATGGCCTGCGGGTTCAAAACTGTGACATCGACTGCGATTTCTCACTGAACGACTTTTTGACGACGCAAAACGATGTCATAACGGTTCGCGGCATCAACGGCGTTTGGATTGAGAACAACAATATTTCCGTCACAAACTGTCACCGCGTTGCCAAGTTGGCCGACACTGAAGCGTGGACTACTGCTGATCCCATAACAGCCTACAGAACCCGCAATGTTTCGTTCTGCAACAACAAGATCGTGGGTTCTACGGGGTCAAACAAGCAGGTTGTTGACATGTTTGCCGGGACAACTGACGCCATCCTGTCAGGGAACAATATCGTTGTCACTGGTTTCTCTCGCGTCTTTGAGAACAAGACTGACAGTTGGGCGCAAAACTTCCCCCTGAACAACACCATCGTTGACAATCATCTGTCAAACGACAGCTTGGTGTTGAATTTTGCGGGGACGTTGGGTGACAGCGATCCGTCTGTTGATGTCGGCTTCCAAAACCTACGGATTGTTGGGAATGTCATTATTCGCAGCGGGATGACAGCAGGCTCTGCCGTTGATATTCGTTGGATGCACAGGCTGGACTTTTCTCGCAATACGATTGTTGTGCCAACTGCGAACAACTCAGGCACTGGCACATACTCAGCCAATCTTTACTCGTGCGAACATATGCAGACTGAGGGGAACTCCTTTAATTCTGCATATCAAGTCAGTGCCATCACTTCAGGCGGCAATAGAACGCACAACGCGCCGATGAGATCGATAGTGATGCAGGGGAACGCAATCACTGACTGGAACGGGTCATCGGTCCGTGGTGGGATTGTGTTCCGCGCGCTTTCCTCTGCGGAAGTGGCAGACTTGTGCATTTCTTGCGTTGGCAATTCAATCCGTCAAGAGCTGACAGCCGCTGTTGGTGTGGCTGGCTGCATCGCCCTGGACACGGTTACGATCAAGAAGTTTGTTGCCACTGGAAACGTCGGCAATGCCGTCGCAGACCCAACTGACGAACGCATCCGCTTGGTTTCCGCGACAGTCGCGCAGCTTGTGGATGAAAACAATTCTTGGAACTTGATCGGGTCTGTCTCCGCGACATATGACCCGCCAAGCATTCTAAACGGGGACAACGATTCTACGACCGTTGCAGTCACAGGCGCGGCTCTTGGTGATTTTGTCGAAGTGTCTTTTTCGAGAAATCTTGCCAACATCATTATGACGGCATGGGTTTCCGCCGTGGATACAGTGACAGTTCTGCTACAGAATGAAAGCGGAGGGACTGTTGATCTGGCGAGCGGGACATTGCGTGTCAGAGTTATGAGGTATGCTGCATGATCTTGGTAGCATGGATTAAGGATTGAGGCATGGCGACTTATTTCTGGACAGGCGCGGCAAATGGCGGAACAGGGACATGGGACGCCAGCGACACAACAAATTGGTCGGCCACGTCAGGTGGGGCTGGCGGTGCTGGCGTTCCGAATGCGGCTGATATTGTTATATTGAACGCCAGCAGCGGCAGCGGAACAGTCACTATTGGCGCTGGCGCAGTGTGTTTGACTGCTAACATAGGCGTCTACACCGGAACCTTGGCATTTGGCTCTAACAAAATTTCCGTTGCGGGTAACGCGGCGACGGTTTTCACGGGGGGCGCTGGCTATACCGTGACGGGAGTGCCAATTATTGAATTGACGTATAGCGGATCTGTCGGAACGCGCCTGTTCCAAAGCGGCGCAACAATCACAGAAAGTAAGGCGCTTTCATTAAAAGTTGTCGCCGGGTCTGACATAGTTCAGCTTGCGAACACTTCTGGTCGCGGCATCCGCGATGCAGATTTTACTGGGTTTTCTGGGACACTGTCATTTTCTAGCACATCGGCGTTCTCTGTCTTTGGCGGCCTTATAGTTTCATCTGGAATGACGCTTCCAAGTTCGACAACTTTGGTTCAATTTTCTGGGACTTCCGGCCCATATACGGTGACTAGTTCTGGCAAAGTCATTGATTTCCGCTTGCTATTTAATGGCATCGGCGGGACTTGGCTGCTGGGCGACAATTTGACGATGGCGACAGGAAGAACTTTTTCGCTTTCCAACGGCACATTGAACGGGAACGGGAAAAACGTAAACCTCGACACCTTCAGCACGGGGACTGGAACCAAAACTCTGGTTCTTGGCAATGGGACGTGGAGTGTTGCTGGTAGTGGATTGTCTTGGTCCGCCACCACCGATGCGGCCAATCTTTCCGTTGTTCCCGGCACTGGCATCATAAGCATGACCAGCGCCATCGCTAAGACATTCGCTGGCGGTGGGAAAACATACCCAACGCTGAACCAAGGCGGTGCGGGTGCGCTGACGATCCAGCAGAGCAACAGCTTTGCGAACATCACGAACAGCGTGCAGCCTGCGACCATCACGCTCACCTCTGGCACGACGCAGACCGTCGCTGCCTTTGGCGTGTCTGGCACCGCTGGCAACCTCATCACGCTGAACAGCAGCACGGCAGGCACGCGCGCCACCCTGAGCGACAGCATCGGGACGGTTGAGGTTTCGAATGTGTCGATCCAAGACATTGATGCGACCGGCGGCGCAAATTGGAATGCGTTTCTGAAATCAGGTAACGTGGACGCAGGAAACAACACTGGCTGGGATTTCTTCCCTGCTGTCAGGCAGGTTTTCAGCCAGGTGTTCACGTCAATCTTCCGACCCATTTTCTGACAGGAGGCGATCATGCCCGCAACGACCAAGACCCTATCGGCCCAGAACACGTTTACCGATGCCATCCTCATCATCGGTGACTTCAATCTGTCCATCTCTGGAACATTCGCTGCCACGGTCACGGTGCAGCGTTCGACCGATGGCACCGTCTGGCGCGACGTTGACACTTGGACCATCCCGGTTGAGGAAGTCGGCTATGACCCGATGAAGAACTTCTACCGGGCCGGCATCAAGACGGGCGCCTACACGTCGGGATCTGCCACGATCACGCTGAACGGCTACGACAACTGGCCGCCGCGTTACTGATATGGCCAAGGGTCTTTACGCAAACATCGCTGCCAAGCGGGCGCGCATCAAGGCCGGATCTGGCGAAAAGATGCGAAAGCCTGGCACCAAAGGCGCACCCACGGCGGCGGCTTTCAGAGCCTCTGCTGTGACTGCTAAACCCAAGAAGAAGGAGAAGAAGTGATGTACGGCATGAAAAAAGGCTCCAAAAAGGGCGGCAAGAAAAAGTGAAGACGCCAGCCTGGACGCGCAAAGAAGGCAAGTCTGCCAGCGGCGGCTTGAACGCCAAGGGGCGCGCGTCCGCGAAGGCTGAAGGCATGAACCTGAAGGCCCCGGTGAAGTCCGGCGACAATCCTCGCCGGGCTTCGTTTCTAGCGCGTATGGGCAACATGCCGGGGCCTGAGTATAAGGACGGCGAACCCACGCGCCTGCTGCTGTCTTTGAAGGCCTGGGGCGCATCCAGCAAAGCCGACGCCAAGAAGAAGGCCAAGGCGATCTCGGCCCGCAATAAGGGGAAGTGACCATGAACTACATCGAGATGGCCACCGCTATCGCCCGCGAGGAGGGTGTTGACCCCGATCTGTTCCTGCGGCTGATCCAGCAGGAAAGCAGCTTCAACCCCGACGCGGTGTCATCTGCCGGCGCGTTGGGCCTGGCGCAATTGATGCCAGGCACAGCCGAATATCTCGGCGTTGATCCGATGGACCCTGAAGAGAACCTGCGCGGCGGTGCTAGATACCTGCGCGAACAGCTTGATGAGTTCGGTGACACGCGCTTGGCTCTGGCCGCCTATAACGCTGGCCCCGGTAACGTGCGCAAATACGGTGGCATCCCGCCGTTTGAGGAAACGCAGAACTACGTCAGCAAGATCCTCGGCACGGGCGCTTCTGATCGCGCCTTCAATGGCAGATCGGCCAACCTGCCGCTGGCTATGGGCCAGCCTGCCGGGGAGGACTACGGCATCGCCTCGACGGCTCAGATGCCTATGTTCCGGCTTCCACAATTGCGCAGCACGCAGTCGGATGCACTGGCGGCATATGATCCATATGCTATCCTACAGCAGTTCAATTTGAAATAATCTTGCGCCGGGGACTGAGATGGACGTGTTGGAAGCAATCATGAAGTGGATTGTCGCACCGGTGGCGGCTTTTGTGTGGGTGCTGCACAGCAAGCAGCAGACCCATAGCACGGACATTGAGGTGCTGAAGGCTCAAGCCTCGGCCAATAACAAAGCGCACGACCTTGAGATGAAGAACCTGCAAATCCTGATCCAGAAGGTTTTCGACAAGCTGGACAAGATTGAAGAGAGCCTTCGAAAATGAGACCGCTGACCGAGATCATCGTCCACTGCACGGCCACGCGGCCTGACTGGTGGTCTCAGCGGTCAACGGCTGACAAGGTGGCCGAGGTCAAACGCTGGCATGTCGAGGATCGCGGCTGGAAGGACATTGGCTATCACTTCCTGATCGACCGCAATGGTTATACGGTGACAGGGCGCCCACTGGATCAGATCGGCGCGCATACTGTCGGGAAAAATATCGGCACAATCGGGATCGCGCTTTTCGGCGGTCATGGATCGGCGGCCACCGACAAGTTCGCGGATCACTTCACGCCGGATCAGGATCAATCTTTGCGGGCACTTCTGGTGCGTCTCATGAAGCAATACCCGAGCATCAAGACGATCTCGGGGCATAACCAGCATGCGGCCAAGGGCTGCCCAGGCTTTTCTGTGCCAAGCTGGTATGCAAAGGCAAGACCCCAGCCTGCGCCTGTCGCGCCGAAGGTTGGGCCTTTCGCGGCTCTGTCCGCTTTTCTTGGGAGAACGCTATGACTGGTGAACAAATCGCAGGCGTCGTGCGCGCCATCGTTGCTGCCGCTGGCGGCTACTTCATTGGCCAAGGCTTGGTCGATGCCGAAACTGTGACGGCCATCGGCGGCGCTGCTGCCACGCTGGCCGCTGCCGCTTGGTCGATCTACTCCAAGCGCGCATGATCTGGCAGGCGCTGGTCGGCGCTGTCTCGAAGCTGTTTCTTTTTGTCGCCATGCTGGCAGCAAGCTGGTTTGGCGGCAAAAAGACGGCTCAGGCTGACGCCAAAGCTGAAGGGCTTGAAGACTATGTTGAGACACGCCAACGCATGGACGAGGTGGGCCGCATGTCTGATGCTGACGCTGCCCGCGAGTGGCTTAAAGATCGGGCGAAGCGTTGACGTTGGCAACCTCAAATCAATCTGACCCCGTTTGGCAAATAAAACTCGCGGTCATGAACCTGCTTGGCTGCTTTTTCATAGGCTTCCGCCGCCGCCTCCTTAGTGCTGAAATAGCCAAGGTGAACCCTAATCGATGCGCTGAAACGGACTTCTCCGCTGCGCTTGTGGCAAGCAACTCCACGTATTTTTGTTTCCCTTTTTGCGGAATTCATCATCTGTTGCGCCGGGGTCGCTTCTCGCAAGTTTGCGAATCTATTGTCGGTTGGGTCGCCATTGATGTGGTCAACCGTCCAAGACGGCCACTCCTTAGTCATAATTGCGTAGGCAACCCGATGGGCGGCATAGTGCTTGCTGTTGATGGTCCCGAAAAGATAGCCCCTGCCGTTGGGATGAGAAAACGCAGGCTTCCCAGCATATTTCCCGTTCCACGCTGCGGCGACTACATCGCTGCCATATCGGCCAGACTTGAAATGATGTATAGGTCGCTCAAGCCAATAGAAAAGCCCGGTGTTTGGATCGTATTCGACACATTCGGCAAGATATGGGACAGAGATCATGCAAGGCACCTCAAAGTTTTCTGTTGCTTTACATTGCACAATTCTAGCCGCGTTGCAAGCTGGCTGCGTGAGCGTGGCAAGCGGTGAGGCGATCTGCGGCGCAACCGAGGCGGCGCGGACGGAACATGCGGCGGCTCTGGCTGACGATGGCGGGCCGCTTTCGCTGGTCACGGGCGCGCGGCTGATCCGCCTGATCGATGCTGGGTGTGCCAATGACACCTAGACAGAAACAGGCCGTTGAGGCGTTCAAGCGCACGGGCAACGTGGCCGAGGCTGCGCGTGAGATTGGAATTAATCGGCGCGACATGCAGCGGATGCTGAACCGCGCCGGGATGACCTCGGATGTCCGGGATGATTACCGGGTAGATCCTGCCATTGCTGACAGCATGAAGGCCGTTGGCACAAACATGGTGCCGTCGCTGGCTTGGGTGAAGGTTCCAGCCAAAGACGAGGAGCCGGGCTATTCCGTCATGCTGCGCCCCGAGGCAGAGCAGCCAGAGGCCGTCGCTGAGCGCATACGCGAGGCGCTGGAGGGCATGCAGCCTGCCGAGCCTGTGCCGGCCCCTGAAAGCGTGATGGCCGATCTGTGCGCCGTCTATCCTCTCATGGACGCGCACGTCGGCATGATGGCGTGGGGCCGCGAAACAGGGTCACAGGACTATGACCTCGGCCACGCGGCTCAGGACATGCGGCACGCCTTTGCAAAGGTGCTGGCGCTCACACCAGCGGCAGAGCAGGCCGTGCTGCTGATCGGCGGCGACTACTTCCACTCAGACGACACCCGGTCAGAGACGCCAGCCAACCGCCACAAGCTGGACGTGGACGGGCGCTTCTGGAAGGTGCTGGATGTCGGCATCGGCATCATCGCTGAGACAATCCACAAGCTGCTCCAGAAGCACGCAAACGTACTGGTTCGCGTACTTCGCGGGAACCATGACCCGCACAGTAGCATGACATTGAATTTCGCGCTGGCCGAGCGTTATCGCAACGAGGCACGGGTGACTATCGAGAAAGATCCGCGCGATCTGTTCATGCTGCAGTGGGGAAAGTGCGCGATCTTCGCCCACCACGGCGACAAGGGCAAACCGCAGCAGATGGCGCTGTATCTGTCGGATGTCTGCACGTTTTGGTCGCAAACGCGGCATCGGCACTATCTGACGGGCCACGTCCACCACGACCAGGCCAAGGATCTCGGGCCGTTGCGCTATGAGAGCCTGCGCGCCTTCTGCCCGCCTGACGCTTATGCTGCCGGCATGGGATACGGTGGCCGGCGCGCTTTGCAATCTATGACCTTCCACAAGATGGACGGTCTCGTCATGCGGGCGCTGGACCCTATCGACAGGTTTTTAGATTAATCGCGAGGGGCGCCTGATGAAGATGAGCCGTAGCGCAGTCTGATCTTCGACCAATACAAAGCCGTGCTTTGTGCGCCCCTCGAATCACATCCTAATGCCCTGATGATTTGTCTTCAAGGCTTCGTATCGCATGATAGCAAGGAGCAATCTTTCTTTCATTGCGGTCGTTGCTCTTGGAGACAATGCTCTTGTTAGCTTGTCTCTGCTCATACCTATTTCTTGGGCAGCAATCGTTCTTGATGGGAAGGTTGTCTTGCCTAGAGTTAGTGGTTTGGCATTTGCTTGATTGCCAATCTGTCCGCCTGCTAGATTGAGGCCGACACGCTCAAGGGTTCCAGTGTGGGATAGTCTGGTGCTGATGGCTGAAGGTGTGACGCCTGCCCATTGGGCTGCTTCTTTCTGTGATCTAAAGACTACGCCACGAATCTCGGTAATGTTTGTCAACTGCCGCCTCCTTTATGCGGTCGATCTCTTCTTTGTTCTTCTCTGCCATCCAGAGAATCATCTGATACTGTTCTAGTGTAACCCACCAGCCGGGAAGCTTAACGTAACCTGCGTCTCTGAGAGCGCGGGCCGCTGGGCTATCGCTGGCGGATCGGGTCATGTTTTTCCTGCTGTCCTTGCTGAATAGCCTGTCTTGGTTTTTCTTACATACCAAATGCTATCGTCTTCAAAGGCAACAATAGTGCTAGTGCAGCCATGCTCCAACTCAGACCTTATCAATGCCTTAATGGCTTTCATCCCAAGGATCATGTCTGTTGGGAGTTCGCACTCAACAATATATCTACTCATGGCTCTCTCCTTTGATCTCTGCGATGATGGCTTGCATAAGGTCACGACCAACCACACTTTCAAAGTCGAACCCAAGTCTTTCCAACTCCCAGACAGCCTTCGCCAGATTGGCTTCTGCTGCCTTTGCCCGCTGATAATTTGACTGCGATACCTCAGCCCATTCATCACAGGCTTTTTCAAGTTCCTCAATGCGGTCGGCTGCTTCACGGTGCAAATCGTCTGCATCAAATCTATCAAGCCGCTTCACCAGATCGTCACTCATCGTTCTCTCCTTTGATCTCGGCTGCAACCTTACGCCATTCTCCTGCTATGTTTGGGAGGTAGTAGTTCTCTTCAATCGAATGCGCCATTTTGTTGCCAACCTCCGCCGCCTTCGCCAGCGTGGCCGTCAGGGCTTCGATGCGGTCGGCGGCGGCAATATCATCGTCCCACGTTGCACCCTCCCGCAGCCGTGCGATCAGTTCTTCGTCACTCATGGCTCTCTCCTTTGATCTCTGCGAGGGTGGCGCGAAGGGCCATGGCATCCCACCAAGCATTGTGTTGCACCGCGCCTTCCAGCGTCGTGGGATAGCAGTCCACGTTGCGAACTATGAACGTCATCTGCTGAAAGTCAGTCGATTGCCAGCCACCGTCATAGCCTGTGCTGATAGCGCGGCAGAAGCGGCCAATATCCACGGGGCTGTCTGCGATGATGGTGGGGTTTTGGCAGTTACCCATGAAATCCCGAAGGAACGGGCCGACATAGAAAGGTTCTGATACTCGCGTTATATCGGCCTTGTGCGCGTCCATAATCGGCATGACGTTGGAAATCACCCAAGGGTCTTTTGCATCTTGGATCACTTCAACGTGCAGGCTATAGCCGTCGCCCCGCACCATTGCGATGCTGAGAAGTGGCCCATCATGCCCGTCAAATTCGCAGTCAATGTAGAATGTAGCGTCACTCATGGCTCTCTCCTTTGATCTCTGCGAGGGTGGTCACAATCCGATACACGCCTGCCTGTCGCATCATGTCTTTTTCGTCAGGCTTAAGCAGGTAAACCGCTTCGTCCAAAGCCTCCACCGCCTTCGCCAGCTTGGTTTCTAGCTTTGAGATGATTTCGGCTGCGTCATCTGAGATTAGGTCATCTGGCGACAGTTGATGCCCCCAGCCGCAGTGAACGTAATGGCCAACCGCGCAGATACCATTGTGCGTCAACTCTGCTTCAACCAGAGACCCGCAGTCTTCACAAATTGCTCTCGGCATCATTGCCTCCTTTGATCTCTGCGAGGGTGGCTTTGACGCCTTCAATATGAAGCACCGCTTGCAGCTTGCGGGATTGTGCCGCAAAGGCGTGTTTATATTTTTTAGCTTCTGCCTCTGCCTTCGCCAGCTTGTCTTCGAGGTCACGCACAGCTTGCGTCCCTATCCTGTCGCACTCGGCATAGGCGTCACGGTATTTCTTGCAGGTGGCCAACTCGGCAGTCAGGGCTTCGATGCGGTTGGCGTCTTGCTTTGTAAGAACCACAATTCCGCCCCATGTCGGTTCACCGCGCAACTTTGCGATCAGTTCTTCGTCAGTCATTTTCTCCCCCTCTGCCACGCAAGGCGGCTGATGCGGTTCGCCAGATCGTCCAACTCCTCGACCGACACGCGGTTGTCCAGCAAGGCCGTGTATATCGCATTCGTCAGCCGCTTGCTGGGCAGCACAGCCGACCCCTGAATGATAGCTGCCACCGCCTCGGACTGCACGTCACGCACGGGCATGGTTTCTGGTTTCTTACGGAAAAACATCATGCGTCCTCCTCCGGCAAGTCAAAGCACGTCAGCCGCACAACGCGGCCATCTGCAACCATCTCGGCCAGCTTGGCGGAGATCTTGTCGTCTGACATGTTCATGTCTTCCGCGATCTCCTCAACGGTGGCGCGGCCATCAGCTTGCAGGTTGCCCAAGATGAAGGCGGCCAGCGTATCATCCCGTGATACAGGCTCGGCTTCCAAGATGCTCACCGCCAGCCAAGGCGTGCGGTCTGGCCGGGTCATATTCGGCACGACGATGGCCTGCACCTTTTGGCCGACACGCACGCCCTTGTCGAGCATGACCTTCGACGGGATGAACACGTTTTCGTTGTCTGCCGTCAGCGCAAAGGCACTGCCCGTGGCGAGTTGGTTAGTTAGTAGGATTGTTTGCTGCATTGTTCTCTTCCAGTTGCTTGAGAGTTTGGATCGCGTCGTCCTGATAGTGGTACAAAATGCTAAGCTCTTCTGAGACCCAGCTAGGGCGAACGCCCTGGCCATAGGTCGCCAGCAGTCGATCAATCTGCCCCTGCTTGTGGGCGATGTAGTCGCGGAGTTTGTCTGCTTCGGTCATCACATGATCCCCAATCTATCCAGTGCAAAGTACGATTGCTTGTAGTGCTTTATGAGGCGATCAACGCGCTGGATCTTCTCATCAATCTGCGGGTTCGGCGGCGCTTCATCGAAATCGGTCAGCGTCTCCCGATAATCCCACAGCGCGGTCAGGACGATGTGTGTGTCCATTGCTCCAAGTCTGACAGCCATGTCACCACCCCATCCCGAGGCCAAACATGAAGCCAGCGTACAGCAGGCCGAAGATGCACAGGATGCCGATCAGGTCGGCGACGATGTCACGAATGCGGTATTTCATTTTTGTTTCTCCTATCAAAACGGCGGATCTTCGCCGGGGTAAGTTGGTTTCCACTGGGGCGGCGCGTAGGCTGCTGGCTGTGGGGCGGGCTTCGGCGGGGCCTGCCGGGGGATGAACCCCAGCAGGTCGAGGTGGTCGGCGAGGGTCATGCGGCTGGCCGATATGGGGCGTGAAACAGAAAGCTGTGAACCATGTCGAACTGAAACCAATCAGCGATGATGCCGTCCGCGTCGATTGCGCGCTTCGGGAACCAAGCCTCGCTTGCGTTGCCCTTTACCAAAATTGCCTTCGGTGTTTCGCGAACAACCAGCACGGTGGTCTGGCTGCCGCTTGCGCTGGTGAGGTTCATGGTGGTCATGGTGGTCATCCTTGTTTGCTAGTTCGTGCAATCAACATATCACCTGTTCCGCCGCGTGCAAGCAAAAAATTGCACTTGACGCCAATTATTTTCGCCTTTAGGTCTGATGGCACAAAGCCACAGGAGGACAACGTGGATGAACAGATTGAACGTATGGAGGATATGCCAATGATGGCTCAAACTCAAATCCGGCTATGGTGCGCTCAAGACGGGCGCAAACTTGGCTGGCTGGCAAGAAAAGTGCCGGTGGCATCTTCCAGCCTTAGCCGCTGGATGACTGGCCGCGTTGTGCCGTCAGCAGTATACCGCCACCGATTGGCCGACATAACCGGGATCGAGGATCTGCGGTTTGAAGAGGAATGGATTTCTGGGAGGGACTTCGCATGAATCGCAGCGATATCCTCGACACCGCCAAAGAATACGTCACCAAAGACCGTGCCGACACGCACGGTGACGCCGAAAGCAACTTCGGCCTGATCGCGTGTTACTGGTCTGCGCACCTCGACGTCGGCATCGGTCCGGAAGATGTCGCCATCATGATGACCCTGATGAAGCTGGCCCGCGCCAAGGCCAACCCAGGACACGCCGACAACTGGGTGGACGGCTGCGGCTATCTGGCGTGCGGCGGCGAGATCGCGACGGGTGAGGCATGACCCTGATCCTTGGCATTGATCCCGGCAAGCAGGGCGCCTTCGCGCTGCTGGACTGCGACGACATGCAGGTCAGCACCTACGACATGCCCGGCACACTCGACGAAAAGCGTGCGCTGATCTCGGACATCGGATCTGTGAAGTGCGCGTGGCTTGAACGCCCGTTCTTCCCCCGGATGATCGGCATCAAAAACGCCGTGACCATCGCGCAGGCCTACGGTGAACTGAAGGCCTGCCTGTTCTTCGCCGGCGTGCCGACCTTTGAGGTCGATCCGTCCGCGTGGAAGAAAAACATGCGGCTATCGACCGACAAGAACGCCAGCCGCGCGCTGGCCAGCCAATACTTCCCCGACTGCTCCGATCAGTGGGCGCGGGTCAAAGACGACGGCAGAGCCGAGGCGGCGCTGATCGCACTTTATGGATGGAGGAAGAAATGATCCGCGACCTATCAAACGAAGCATACCACGCACGCCCAGAGATCAGCAGCAGCGATGTCAAAGCCGTCGCTGGCAAGTCGCTGGCACACTGGAAGGGCAAGGTCTGGAAAGACAGCAGCGCCTTCGCCTTGGGCAGCGCAGTTCACGCTCTGGTGCTTGAGCCGGAAAAGAACCTCGTCTTGCGTGGCCCCGAAGATCGCCGTGGCGACAAGTGGAAAAAGGCCCAGCTTGCCGCCGATCTGGATGGCCAGATCCTGCTGACCGAGGGTGACTACGATCTAGCCGAGAAGATCGCGGCGCCGATCATCAGCCACGAAGTCGTCAAGGCATGGGTGGCCGATCCCAGCTTTGTGGCCGAAGCCAGCTTCTTCGCGACCGATCCGCAGACGGGCGTCAAGATCAAGTGCCGACCTGACGGCTATATGCCAACCGCCGGCATCGTGTTCGATCTGAAGACAACCCGTGACGCCAGACCCGACGGCTTTCCGCGTGAGATCCGCAACTATGGCTACGATCTGCAAGCCGCGTTCTACCTGCGCTGCCTGCGTGCTGCCGGGCATGACGCCCACACCTTCATCTTCGTCTGCGTCGAGAAGGAAGCCCCCTACGCTGTCGGTCTGCACGCGCTGACGGATCGCTACCTCGCTGCCGCCGATCTGCGCGTCACCGACACCCTCGAAAAAATATCCAGAGCCGAAGCCGCAAACACCTTCACAACCGGCTGGCCCTTGATTAACCATGTCGATCTGCCGCGTTGGCAGACCGAAGAGCCTGAAGCCGACGTGTTCGACGAAACCGTTGACTTCTGAAACCACCGCCAGAGAGGAGAAAACCAATGGCAAATAACGATGACTTCATGAAGGTCTTGGCTAAAAACGTGACCTTCCAATATCCAAAGCTTTCGCAACCGCATCGCTTCAATACCCAGAAGCAGGCCAGCGAACCCTGCGCAGCGACCGCTTCCGGGGCGGCCTGGTCGGTCGGCTTCGAGATGACCAAGGAAGAGGCCCGCCCGCTCTTTGAGCAACTCAAGGCGCACTACGACGCATGCCGTGGCCGCAACCCGAAGATGCCGCAGTTCAAGACCGTCTTCGGCATGAAGAAGCTGAAGGACGAGCATGGCACCGAGACCGGCATGGTGCAGTTCACCGCCAAGCGCAACGGCATGAAGAAAGACGGCACGCCCAACAAGGCGCCCACCGTCATCGACGGGCAGAAGCAGCCGCTGGCCGACCTGTCGTTCTGGGGCGGCTCCAAAGGCACCGTGCGTGCGTGGGCCGTGGCCGTGATCGACCCGGACGGCAACGGCGGCATCTCGATGCTGTTGGATGCCGTGCAGGTGGTCGAAGCCCGCTATGGCGACGGCGGCATGGATGACTTCGACACCGTGGAAAGCAAGTCGGACCCCTTCGAGCAGAAACCGCTGGCCGAAGAAAAGCGCCAGAGCATCAAAGAAGAATTGGCAGACGACATCCCGTGGTGACATAAAGAAGAACCCCGGCAAGCGAGCAACTTGCCGGGGTTCAAATTAACGGAAGCGAGAGGAGAACCTTCCAATGCAAATAATACAGGCCCAGCGCGCCTATTACAAGGACATCAAGCATGTCTGATGTCCGTTTCCTGACAGCGCCAGGATCTTTCTTCACGCTCATCGACAAGCCCGGCGAAACTTACCCCGGCATCGGCTGGAACGAGATCGTCAAGCTGGTGCAGACCCCGCAGGCCAAAGAAAAGCGGGATGCAGACTTCTTCATCCCGTCCACCTACCGGGCGCACGACGGACGCGCACACGAAGCCCAGCGTGAGCATGGCGCGTACCGTGCGCTTGCCATCGACGTGGACCGTGGCAACCCATCGATCGACGATGTGCAAGAGGCTGTGCAGGCCGTCTGCGGTGATGTCAGCATCCTGATCTATTCATCCTCGGGGGCAAGCCCAGAGAACCGCAAATGGCGCGCCATCATCCCGCTGGCCGCCATCGTCACCGGCGCCGAATACGAAGAGATCCAGACCGCATTCTTTGATCTGCTGCACGTCAATGGCGTACACCCTGACGGCGCCCTGGCACGCTGCGGCCAGCCGATCTACCTGCCCAACGTGCCGATCGATCGCCGCAACCCCGACCTGACCCCGATCTTCTACCAGCACCGCATCATCCGCGGCAAACCGCTGCGCCTCGACGCCGACAGCCCGATCCTGCAAGAACTCCACCGCAAGGCAGAACAGCGCCGCTTGGCCTCAGAACAGGCCGACCGGGCGCGGGCCGAGCGTGAGCGCCAGCGTGCGGATCGCCGGCAGAAGTTCCCCGACGAGGTCAGCCCGGTCGATGCCTTCAACGCTGACCACAGCATCGAGGATCTGCTTCTGCGCTATCAATATGAGCGGCGCGGATCATCCCAGCATTATCGTTCTCGGTATCAAACGAGCCACAGCTACGCGACAGAGAACTTCTTATCGCATTGGGTAAGCCTCTCAGGCTCAGACGCAGCCGCCGGCGTGGGCAGGCCGAAGTCTCTGGGCGAGAACTCCTATTGCTGGGGCGACGCCTTCGACCTGTTCGTCCACTACGAACACAACGGTGACTTCGACGGCGCCGTGCGCGCCTATGGTGCCGAGATCAACCCGGCCCGCAACGAGATGCCAGACAACGGCATGGATGATTTCGACTACATCGCCCCGACCGCTGCGTCAGAGGCACCTGCCAGCGCGATCTCTGCCGAAGATGATGCAGCGCCGCCCGAGATCCCCGACGCGCCAGCAGACGCGCCTGACGCAGCTCCCGACTGGCCCAGCCTCTACGACATGTTCGACGAAGCCAGCATTGAGCCGCGCAAGTGGATCTATGCCCACCACTACCTGCGCTCCTTCGTCAGTGTGCTGGCATCGGCAGGCGGCATCGGCAAGACATCTCTCCAGATCGTGGAAGCCCTCGCCATCGTCACGGGCCGCCCGCTGCTGGGCGAGGAGGTGAAAGAGCGCACCAACGTGTGGATCGTCAACCTTGAAGATCCGCTGGAAGAGATCCAGCGCCGCGTGCTGTCTGCCATGCGCCACTACGGCATTAAGCCAGCCGAGGTCGAGGGTCGCCTGTTCGTCAACGCTGGCCGAGACTTCAGCCTGAAGTTCGGCATACAGACCCGCGACGGCGTGCTGCCCAACACCAAGCTGGTTGAATACCTCTGCCGCAAAATCCCGGAAAAGCAGATCGGCTGCGTGTTCATCGACCCCTTCGTCGGCGCGCACAACATAAACGAAAACGACAACATGGCCGTCAACGCCATTGTGGCGGAAATAAGGCGCGTGGCTGATGAGACGAAATCGGCCATCGGGCTGGTGCATCACATCCGCAAAGGCAACGGCGAGGATGCCAGCATCGACAGCGTGCGTGGTGCAGGATCTCTGATCGGTGCAGCCCGTGCCGCCCGCGTTATCAACCGCATGTCAGCCGACGACGCAGCCAAGCTGGGCATCGACGAGACCGAGGCGCGCAGCATCTTCCGCGTTGATGACGGCAAGGCCAACCTCGCCCCGCCAGCCGCCGCTGCCGTCTACCGCAAGATGGAAGGCGTCAGGATCGACAACGGCGAGTGGATCGGTGTCTGCATCCCGTACACCCTGCCAAACGCCTTTGACGGCATCAGCGGCAAAGACGCCAAAGCAGCCCAGAGGATCGTCGCCGACGCCCACACAGATGGTGAGCCGCTGCGCGAGAGTTCGCAGTCCAAGAACTGGGTGGGCGTCCCGATAGCAGACATGCTGGGCATCGACATCACGGAGAAGAAAGGGAAGGCGAAAGTGGCGTCCATTCTGAAGACTTGGATCAAGACAAACGTGCTGGCCGTCGAGCGCATCACAGACCCGAGACAGGCCAGAGACGTGGCCGTCGTGGTGGTCGGGGAGTGGATCAGCCATGACGAAGTGTGATAAAAAAGTCACCTCACCTAGAGCCTCACAGGTGAGGAAAGGTGAGGAAAGGTGAGGTAAAACACCCTTCCTCCTCACCCCACCCCCTAAAGGGGGTGAGGGGTGAGGAGGTGAAGGTGTTGGTTATGTGAGGTGAGGTGAGGGTGAGGAAATCAGAGAGGAGCAATACGATGGCACAGAGACCAACCCGGCAGAAGAAAGACGACCGCATCCTGCACAAAGGAGCGACGGCAAATGAGATCAAAGCGGACCTATCGCTGGCACCCTTCGACAAGGCTGTCCGCGAGATGGACAAACGCTGGGGCGTGGATCGCCTGCCCGAGCTGGTCTCGGTCGAGAGCGCCGCGAAATGGGGCAAGGCTGTCGCTGGCCTGAACGGTGCCATCGATGCACAAGATCCCGACAAGGTGAAGTTCTGGGTCGAGGTCTGCCTGCGCGGGCTGGCAGCGATGGACGCCGAAGCCGTCAGCCTCGGTCGGCCAGTATCGGACCCGATGATCTGGGAACACGAATACGAAGGCACCGTGTACGGCATCATTGAGGATGGCCGCGAGTGGCCGGCAGCCTACGCCAAGCGACCGGGCATCGCCATCCACACCATGCGCGAGGTTGCAGTGGCCCTGCACGCTCACCGCAATGGCCTTGTGGACGCAATCAAGCTATCCTTCCCCGGCGCCGAGGTGAAAGCCGTGCGCCGACCGCAGGCCGATCTGGAAGATGACTTTGACTTTCTCAGCGACGGGGTGATTGAGTGAAAGACCCAACCGACATCACCGGCCTGCATCGCGGCATGTTCCCGTTGGCACTGCATGAGGCCAAGAAAGGCGACAGGATCTTGTATTGGATCGGCCAACACTGCGGCGGCCCGCATCGCCTCGATGCCGCAGCAGCCTCAGATGCCGGCATGTGCCTGCTGTTCTGCAAGCGCGTCGGCAAAGGACTGTTTGCATATCTTGCCGTCAAGCGGTAACATGATCGCACTACCTCCCCAGTTGGAACACGCCTCGACTTGGCCCGGCATTCGTGTCGGGCTTTCTTTTGCCTGAACCTTGCGCTAAACTGCGCCCCAGCGACCGGGCCGCATCGCCCGAGATGAAGGTGGGAAATCATGCCAGCAGGACGCCCGAGCAAATACGATCCAGCCATGTGCCAGACCGTGATCGAAAGCGGGAAGATCGGCAAAACTCTTGTCGGCATGGCTGACGATCTGGACATCAACCGGGAAACGCTGAACGAGTGGATGAAGATCCACCCTGAATTTTCCAGCGCCGTAAAGGAAGGTCTGCGAAAATCGCAAGCCTGGTGGGAAGACCAGGGCCGCATTGCGACCTTCGGCGGCGTCGATGGCTTCAACGCCACCAGCTACATTTTCCAGATGAAGAACCGTTTCCGTGCGGACTGGAACGACACGGTGAAGAGCGAACACAGCGGCCCAGACGGCGGCGCGATCATCCAGAAGATCGAGCGCGTCATCATTGATCCGAAGGACTGACGAATGAAGCTGATCGATCCGGCAACAGGGCAGGCAGTCTGGGACAGCAACGACCCCAACGCTGGCCCCGTCCCGCCTGCGCCAGAAGGCCGTCAGTGGGTGCGCGTGGATGAGCCTGGCGACACGATGGCGCCGCGCCGCACAGCGCCGGGCATCCTCGACATCGGCAACGGAGTCACCGAGCGGCTTGCGTTCCTGAACCAGACGTTCAACCCGGTCGAAGGCATCGGCAGCGCCATGCGGGCCGGATCTCGCATGTTGGCGCCCGATCAAAGCTACTGGGACCGCATCGCATCTTTGGGCGAGATGGTGTCAGGCGTGGCCAGCATCGCCGCGCCTATCGCAGCAGCCAAGGCTATCGGCGTGCCTGCCGCCAGCGCGATGATGGAGGGCCTGCTGGGGTTCTCGCCTGCACGCCAAGCGGCTGGAGATATGGCAACGCAGTTCGCACGCAGCGAAAGCGGAGCGCTGCCAGGTGGCGGTCCTGGACGTGCGCCTCTCGATGTATCACGCCGTGACGCATCAAACATCTTCGGCGCAGGCTCTGAGCGTGTCAGATACACCGACCCGCAAAGCGGTGGCACCATTGAGGTTGTCGTGCGTCCTGACGGAAGCGCGTCGGTTCTTGAGTTGGAGGTGCCGGAAGCATCTCGCGGCCAGGGCATAGGCCAGACGCTGCAAGAGCGCGTGATGCAGGACTTCCCGATGATGGGCGGGCAGGTGTCATCCAAGGCGGCAGCAACGACGGCATATCGCCTCGGGCGCAGACCACCAGGCAAGCCAGACGCGACCCTTGAAGAAGTGTTCGCAGACATCGATGAGATGTCCTCTGTCAACATGGTCTCGCCCGCCATGCAGGAGCGACTTGCGCCAGCAGCGCCAGCCCTGCCAACCCCACGCAACGAGGCCGAAGCAATGGCGCGTGACATCCTTCAGCTTCGCGCCGAAGGGCGGGCTGGCGAGGTGACAGATCAGATGAGGGCAGCGGCTGACCCGCAATACATGTATCTCAACACGCCCCTGCCGATGGATTATGCCAGCCGGATGGCGCGGGCGGATCAATATTTTCCTGACACCGCATATCATTCGACAGGAAAAGACTTTCAGAAGTTTATTCCAAGCGAGTTCCGAGGGGCTTCATTTTTTGGCCCGACACCTGAAGGCGCGGCGCGCGGTGCGTCTGCAAGTGCTAATGAGGGGGTCGGATCTGGCTCAAAAATAACCATGCCGGTTAGGGTCGACACAAGCAGGGTTGAAGGTCTTGGCGCGTATGGCAGGCAGGACATGAATGAATTCCGCGCATCGTTGCCAGATCGTATCTACACTGAAGCTGAAGTGGACGCACTTATGGCATCCGATATGGCCCCTCGTTATGGCAATTGGACGTATTTCTTTGATGATCTTACTGATTACGATGCTTTGAGCAAATTTAGAGACGCCAATCCTGACGCTCCTATCCCTGAAGGGATTATAAAATATAAGCCCAAGCAGTCACTGTCCTACGGACCAGATCTGCGATCAGACATTTCTGGTAAGCAGTTCGCGCATTATTCAGAGGGTATGAGCGAGAGGCCAATTTCTGATTACACAAAATCCATTGGCAACACTGGCTTCACCATGCAGGACGAAAGCGGGCTTGCATTGGCGATGACTGACCCAACACGCATCCGCTCTCGCTTCGCTCTTTTCGACCCTGAGTTTCGCCACCTCCGCAACCTGAGCGCCGGCGTTGGTGGCGCTGCGGTGCTGACGGCCCTCGGTAATGACGCAGAAGCTGGGACGCCAGAGACGCAGATCATGGATCTGGTCAAGCAGTCTGGTATCGGCGGCGCGGCTCAAATCCTTGGCGTTTCTCGGCGCGACATTGAAGAGGCGATCTCAATCGCAGTTCCGCCCAGCCAGTGGGACCAGTTAGTAGTCGGACCCCAATGAAACTCCAGCTAAAGACCCCACGCTGGTCTCTGCCGATCCTCAAGCGCCCCGACGCCCGCTATCTCGGGGCATACGGTGGCCGAGGATCTGGCA